AAGAACTGTTTCATTGAGCCAGGCGTGCCTTTAATTGGATATTTTTCATTGTCATTGGCTTTTTCCGTGGTCATGTCGTAAACCATACCGACAGTCATATCGTCCAAATCTTCTTTCGATAATCCAAGCTCGGCACACCTGAGCATAAAAATAGAACCGTTCATTTCACGGTCCCGGGGAACTATTTTTTTTTAGGCTTTGCGGTCTGCATTTCGTTCATAGCCCAAAGCTCAAGGACGCTTGGAAGGATCTCATAGATTGAAAATGTCTTAAACTCGTCAAGCCAGTCCTCAGGGTTATTCGGAATATTTGTGTCATACTGGTGAGCCATGATGTAAGCGACATTCTCGAAAATCTCCAGATCCAGGCTGGAAAGCTGAGCGTCCTCTTTTTCTTCATCGGTGGCGGTATCCGGCAGAGACAAAGCTTTGTTGTACGCTTTTTTCAGCTTGTTTAGATCCTGGATAATATCCCGGCCCATTCTGTGACGATAAAGGCGTGGGGTCAAAGCCGTAGCCTTAAACCCCACGTCCATTCCATCGATTTTGATTACTTTTTCCATCAGCCCGCGCCTCCCGATGTTGTATCCGCAAGCCAAACTTCGTCGTACCATGCGGTCAAAACCTCAGTCGGCGTTTCGTCCGTGGTATAAGCCATAGTGCGCCCATCTGTCAAAGGAGAGGCAGTAACGCTTACTGTCTGGGTCTGAGGCTCTGTGGTCTCTGTAGTAGTAGCCAAAGAGCGAGAAGGCCTGGTACAGATACAGTTATACAGCACATACTTAGTACCGTTAGCGTCTCCTTCCTCTTCAAATAGCAGCGCGAATGGTTTCGGTTGAATTTTGGCGTTTTCCGTTACCACCTTATCATTTGTGGAAGCCGTATAGCCGAAGATATCCTCCAAAAATTCAGCCGGAAACAAAGCCATTTCCAAATCTCCGGTATAGCCGTTATTGGCGACGGTCACAAAATATTGCATATTGTCGGCATAGAAGGGGGAACTATCTCCATTTGCCTCTAAAGAAAAATTAACCGCCCCTGGAATAGCAACAGGAGTTTCAAAAGTAGGGGTTGTCTCATCGGTCAGTAATGCATAATGCACGTTTTTAATACCAAACTTGACTTTATCTTTTCCTGCCATTTTTACACCTCAATTTCATAAATGATTTGATAACACTGTTCAGTGTCGATGTACTCTTCTGTTTTTTCCCAATAAAAAGAGGACAAGGCTTTTTCGACCTTGCCCTCTGCTATCGGGTCCTTTAACTCTGTATATAACTCGATTTGCATGTGATTGATCGGATAGTAAACCGTATTATCCGCACCGAAGTTGTTGCTATAAGCCACCAAATAACAAATAAAGGGAAGAGGCGGCGCTTTTTCGTCTGGCCATTCCCGATAAGCCACAGGTAATCCGGTGGTTTCCAGTAATTCATTTAACTCCTTTAGCGTCACCCTTTTACCACCACCTTCACCTTTTTTATAAGCTTTTGTTCCGCATGTTCTTCAGCGGGACGAATATGAGGCTTTCCGTTTACCCGACCGCCATTGACTTTTGCGTGTCCGTATTCCAATAAATGAGTTAACTGATAGTCGGTTCTATTGCGTATCACTACCCGGATATCGCTGGAACTTTCATAAGCGGTTTTTACCTGCCAGCCTTTTCGATACGATCCGGTATCCACCGGGCTGTTTTGCTGAATCTCGTTTTTACACTCTTTCGCAACGGTTTTTACTTCAGCCTTGATTCCATCTGTTACCTCTTGGCTATACTCGGTTAATTCTTTTGCGATTGTGGAAGCCAGATCTTCAATTTTTATATTTGCCATTACACTCCGACCTTTCTTTCCAGATAAAGCTCAATAGAATCGCTGTCCGGCGAAAAATATGTACGGTAAATCCCATAGCGTTTTCCGTTGATTTCAGCGATACTCTCTCCGTTGTAATTCACAATAGGAGTAACCGCCACAAACTGGGGCTGTAATCCATTTTGGCCCGCGTCCGCCCATTCAGCCCGGGTGATAGACTGTAGGCTTGCCCAGACCTCATTTTTGCTTTCTGAGGCGATTACCTGCCCAATGTCATCTTGGCTGTACGCCTGAGAAATCAGATAAATCAAGCTATCCATTTACCGCACCCTTTTCTGAAAACAAGCGGTTGTTCAGTGCCCAGCGTAACATTCTGGGCATCTGAACATTTTCCTCACGCCTGCGCCGGTACAAATAAGCGGCGTACATTTCAACCAACATTCCGTCGCTTTGCGAATCAGCCAAGGTTATCCCCTCGGTGGAGATGTAATCCTTGGCTGACGCAATAAGCGTTTGCAGGTAAGTGTCCAGAGCGCTGCTGGATACCATAAGATCAGTTTTTAAAATGGTTAAGATATCAGCGTCAGTCAAGGAAATCCCCCCTAAAATCAGCCTGCTGCCGCCTTAGTGACGTTCACGGTATAAACGCGCACGGCGTTGCCCTGGGTCACGGTGACCGTCAAGGGATAGGCTTTTCCGTCAGCAGTCCAGGTTACCGTGCCGCCGTTACGGACATTCTTTCCGTTATAAGCAACAGCGACCTGAGCGCCCGGTTGGGTTGCGGTGGCCTCCACCTTTGCGTTGGTTCCAGAAGCCGTTACTGTGTAGGAATACACATTGGAATCAAAGCTCGGGCTTAAGGATTCAGAGCCAACAGCCAGCTCGGAAAGCTGCGCGTCGTTTGCGGTATCGGCCGCAAAGGTCATTGCGGTAGTTACAGATTCATCATTGATATTGATCGCGACGAACGCACCGGGAATCACCGGCATACCGTCAGCGCGCTGCTTGCCTTTAAAGACAGTGTTATCCTGGATAAACTGTACCTCACGGCTGGATTCAATGGTCATGCCGGAGCGCATAGCCAAGAGATAAAGATCACCGTAGCCGCCTACAATGTCGCCGTCAGGCATAAATTCCAGAATATCGATATCGCCGTTGATGATGGGCAGAGTGCCGAACACATTAGACACAATATCGCCGGTAGCGGTAAAAGTGATAACTTTAGATTTCAACTGAGCGTAAGTCTTGCTGTTCATGGCCCAGAACTGATTTCCACGGCTGTATCTGGTAAAGGTATTTCCAGCGGCAAGGGTTAATTCAGACCAGAACGCCGCGCCGGTGGAACTGGAACCGCCAATTTTCAGAATATTTGAGGTATGTAAGTCTACCCATTCCGGGGCGTTCGCGGGGTAATCAGAGGGTTTAGAGGCCTGTGCTAGTCTGGTCACAATACCAAGCGGCATTTTGCCTGCTGCGCCCTTGCCGTAAAGAATCGCCTTGTCCATTGCCAGGCCGATGCTTTCGGAGATCATTTCCACAATCCAGCTGGCAAGGTTGATGTCGTTATCCTCCAGAAGGCTGTTGCACACCGGTACAAATCCAGCCACCTTATAGCCGTCTAAAGTCACCTGATTAAATACAAAGGACAGCTCGTTGATCGCGCCGCACATCTCAGTCCATACAGCTTCAGGAACAGTTCCAGCAATAGTCTGCCGGGCTTCACCGGTTACATTGCGGACCCTGACACGGTTAAGCAGCTTGGAATAGCGGTACATGTTTTCGGAGATCAAGTCCAGGAATACAACCGGGATCGTCAGCTCCGCGCCGGAAATGGCTCTCTGTTGTCCCTTCATGCTCCGGAGCTGCATCAAAAAGTCCTTGGTGTCGTCACGTTCTACGATGGTTTTTCTCTGCTCCATAGAAAGCGCGTCAAACGCCCGCTGATTCATGGGCAGGCTGCGAATGTTGATTTCAG